CAAACGGCGTGCAGCCAAAGGCCAGCAGGTGCTTGTCGTTCTGCGACACCAAAATCTGCATGGCCTGCACCGGCACATTCTCCGCGCCAGCCAACGAGGACAGCAGCACCGCCCGAGTGGCCAACTGCACATTGATGTCGTTCTTCTGGCCGCGCACCCAGTAGTAGATTTCTCCATCCCGGATGTTCATCACAAGATCGTTGTCGAAGTTGTCGAAGAACCAATCTCTCTGCTGAAGAACAATCGGGGACGAGGCGCCAAGACCCCAAGGCGACGAACCCCAAGATCCAGCACCCCAGCCGTAGCCGTAAGTGGTCGTGTCGTACCCAATCGGGATTTGGTATGCGCCAACCACTGCGGCGCCGCCGTCGCCAACATCAGAGGCGTTGCTGGTAACTGGCAGGCCGGTGGTCGAACTTTTGGCAATGATGGTGTAGGTGTTGGCCGTCAGAGACTGGTAGACCTCATACTCCTGATTGAGCACCGCCGCTGTGATGTTGCCGCCCAGGCTGACCGCGCCGCTAAACGTCACAAAGTCGCCGACATCCACGTTGGCCGCAACGTCCGTCACCGTGATGATCGAACTGAACGGGGCCGTGGTGACTGCGGAAAAAGTCACCGCTCCAGGCGCTGTCGTTTCCCTCAGTGGCGTGATGTCGTAAAACTGCGATCCGACGTTGATGTAGACCTTCTTGCTGGTGCCCAGGGCAACAAAGTTGTCCTCAAAGCTGGTGATCCAGCCAAACATCTGGCGGCACACCCCCAGAAAGATCTGTGACGTGGCCTGCATCCAGCCGCCCAGCTTCTGCGGGTAGCCCGAGCGAAAGCGAATCTTGTCGCACGCAAACCAACCACCCTCATTGGTGTAGTTGGTCTGGTCGCGGTTGACCCCTGGGCGAAACTGGAGCTTGATGAAGGCCATGTTTAAACCATCTCAAAATGCGGCCCATCAATGAAAGGGCGCCGGTTCTGCTTGCGGCGCTCGTCGATGTAGAAGTTCATGGCTTCTTCCATCGTGCCTCGCCACATCCGAATGTCAGGCACGTTCCACGCCGCGCCCCAACGGATGGCGACATTCTTCTCGATTGCCGCCTGTTTCACCGCATCAGCAATGTTGTCGTACAGGTTGAGTTCCCAACTGCCACGGTCACCAAGGTAAGCCATCAGGTCTACAGCACGCCCATCGACGTGCGTACCACCTTCACGAATCTGAGATGCGCCCTTTTCAAAGAGTTCGATTTGACGCTCTTTGGTACGCAGCCCCTCGGTGACACCGAAGTCAACAGTGGTGATCTCGATGGCACGCTTGACCACCTCAACCAATTCTGGGCGAACGCCCACCAGTTTGTCGAGACTACGCTGAGAAAGTTGGAATGGCATGGAGACTCCTTATTTGACAGGTGGTGCTTTAGAGAGCAGATCAGTCTTGGCCTGAGAGCCAGCAGACGAGCCGAAGTAGTAGGCAATGATTCCAGTCCAGGCCGTGCCCAAAGAGCCAAGCATCATGGTGAGCGCCGTGTTGTCAGCCACGGACATTTGACCGAACATCATGCCGCCAAGGATGGCGAAGAATCCGAAGGTCACCGAAGCAGCCAGCAGGGGAGGAACCCACGAACGGGTCACCGCCTGCATCTCGCGGGCGCTCTTGCGGTCATCGACTGCCAGTTTTTCAAAGTTCAGACCAAGCTCCTGCGCCTGCTTAGCAAGCTCAATCTCTGCAATCTTGATCTGGGCTACTTGATCTGCCGTGAGCTTGTTGCTGGAGATGATGTCAGTTACCTTGTCCTCATCTACACCTATGGCTTTGGAAATGGCAGACACAGCCATCCCAGCAAGAGGGCCACCCAGGGCGGTGGCAATCGTTGGTGCGATCTGCTTTAGCCAGTCCATGTTCACTCCTTTTTCGCAGTTACAACATCGTCACCCTTACGCACCGTCACCTTGTCGCCTTCAACGTCAACGCGCATCGGCTGCTCTGGACGGTCAAGACGATCCAGCTTCTCAATCAACTGCTTCATGATTTCAAATTCAGGCTTTTCCTGCTTTGGGTTGGCCCCGGCAATGCCGTTGAGCATGGCAATCAAAGCGGTCAAGGCCGCGCTAACCAGCCCGATCACCGCAGCGATCTTGGACTCCTCAAGGAATAGGCTGGCTATAACACCGACCAAAACAATCGCTGTGATATAGGCAAGGCCATGTTTGCCAATAGCTTTGCCAGCGACTTCCTTGGCTGGGGACTGGGCCTCAAGGCGCTGGATCTCCGCGCGCGCCTGGGCCTTGAGCATGGCAATTTCATCGGTATTGGTCATATCAGTCCCCCATCGTTAAGCCTCCGGCTGCCGGGACAGTCGTGGCGTGAATCGCTACGTTCTGCTTGGGCTCTGACAGGTCTTGTCCACAGTCATTGCACTTCATGTTGGCCAGCTCATTGGCGTCAACGTCCCGATCACAGGCCGGGCACAAGATCTCAACAATGTGACGGGGCTCTATGGCCCCCTCACGCTCATGCGCCTCAATGGTGGTGATCATTTCATCCCCTTGAGGGTTTGGGCAAGACGAGCCCGCTGGCCCATCTTGCCGGGTTTCTTGGCCGCCGCCGCCAGTTTCTTGGCAGGGATCTTCTCCCCCTTCTTGACGCCCAGCGAAGCCCGCAAGGCCCCAGGCTTCTTGATGGCGGATTGGATCCACTTGTCGGCCATGATGCCCTCCTTACTCGGCGGCTGGGGCTTCAGCAGGCTTTTGCTCAGGCACGGGCAACTGCGGGATCACCACAGCTTGGATTTCCTGCACCAGAGGGAACACCTCCTGATACGGGCGAGTGCCAAGATATTGCAGCATGGCATTTACCAGACCCAGTTTCAGAGTTACGTTTTGATCGTTCATTTCTAGCTCCTTGTGCCGCTGTGACGGGGCAGCGGATTACCCCTCATCAATTATGCCGCCCAAGGCAGAGGAGGCGTGACCACCGGAGGGTTGATCTGGTTGTTGATCTGCTGCTGCACAGCGGCTTCTGTGACTGCTTGATCCACGCCGTTGGCCCAGATCCACCCAAGCACTTGCTGCTGAGTCAAGTCTGGGTATGGGGTGAACGGATTGCCTGGGCCGGGAACAGCACAGGTGGAGTACACAGAGGCGTTGTATGTGCCGTCAGTACCAGCACATGTCCAGTGGACGTTGAAGACGACATCGGTGTTGCCACCCTCTTGCGGATAGCAGTCCATCGCAGTGATTGTCCAGGTGATAGTAGTCATGATTTAGGCTCCTTTGAGTGCGGCCAATTCGGCCTTGGTTGCGTCGAGATCGGCTTTGAGTTCTTGGATGGCTTTGACCAGCACAGGGATAAGGTCAGCGCGAACCGACTTGTAAGGCTCTTCGCCCTCCGGTGCCGGGTCTTTCCACTCATCAATCAGGTCAGGGAATACCTGTTCAAACTCCTGAGCAATCCAACCTCGGTCACCTTTGATGTCCTTGCCCTTACCGGACTTCCAATCAAACTTGCGCGGCTTGAGCGCCATGATCTTGTCAAGGCCAGCATCAAGGTCTCGGATGTTTTCTTTCAGGCGCTGGTCAGAGATGGCGCTGATTGTGGTGCTCGTGGCGAAGATAGTTCCACCAAGACCAACGTAAAAACGAAATGCGCCAGCACCCGTTGAATAAAGGTTGTATGCACTAGAAGAATTTGTGCTTGTGCTGCAAACAATCGAAATGTCAGGCGATGATGCGTCATAACGAATCTTTGTGCCAACTCCGGCAGATCCTGAAGTATTCGTCGTCCCCACCAGCAAATCACCCCCGCTCGTGATGCGGGCGCGTTCGGAGCCGCCTGTCGAAAACCCAAGAGTGTCCGCTGCGGGCCAAAAAATGCCGGTGTTGTCATCGCCCTTTTCGGATAACCCCGGCGTTGCCGCAGAGCGCCCATCAAGCGCAATCCCACCGTTGACGCTGAGCTTTTGACTGCCATACTGGCTTGTCGTGTTCAGCAGCAAATTCCCACTCGCATCCAGCGTCATCGCCTGCGTGAAGGTGATCGCGTTGCCTGCGGTGCCGGAGGGGGCGGTGTACCAGCGGTGCGCACCGTTTTGCTCGTAAGAGGATGCAATGTCGCCTGTGTTGCGGTAAACGTATCCAGTCCCGCTGTTTGTGCCGCTTGTAACCACCGCGTTCCAAGTCATCGCGGCATCTGATGTACCCGCTCGCATCTGCCCAAATGATGCATAACCCCCGGCTTGAATTGCTTTTGCGCCGCTTACCCAAGCACTCGGCGTCACCCCCAGGCCGAGGTTGCCGGAAGCATCCAGCGTCATCCTCAGCGTGTCGCTGGTGCCAAAGCCGAGGTTTGTTGCGGAAGTAGAGCCAATATTGACACTATAGTTACCAGCGTTGCCGCTGCCCCAGAAAGTGCCGGTGGAGTTTGCAACACCATACTGGAAAGCGCCCCCAGTATTAGAAACAGTCGCAAGCGCGTAGCCAGTGGTCGCGCCAGAGTTCTTGAAGAAGACGGTGTTGTTGGTGCCGCCGATGTCCAGCTTTGCCCCCGGCGAACTCGTCCCAATCCCCAGGTTGCCGGAGGAGTCGAGGCGCATTGACTCACCGGACGTTGAGCCAGTAGGGTAAAACAGCAAAGTTCCGCTACTACCCGCAATAGTTGGAATTCCAGCCCCGTATGCACCGCCCCAAGTAAGGTTATTTCCAGCCCCTAAAATTAAACCAAGGCTGGCAGAGATTGCACCAACAACATCCAGCTTTGTTGCAGGCGAACTCGTCCCAATACCCAGCCCTGTGCTGGTCAGGCGCATTTGTTCGGCATTGCCAATGGCAAACTGCAACGCGCCACTGGATCGTTCTGTCTGAATCCAGTTGTAGACAGCGCCGCTCGCGTCAAAGCCAAACCGCACATTGCCAGACGTGAACGTAGATGCACGAACTTCAACATCTGCGCCTGTCGTCTGCACATGCAGTTTTGTGGACGCTGCTCCACCAACCCCAAAATTCGTCCCATCAAACGTCAGCGCAGACCCAGTGGTCAGGACTTTGCTGCCGTTGAGGTAGGCCACGCCGTTGGCTGTGCCGCCGGACAAAGTGACAGCCCCTGCGATATCCGCAGTGGTGCCCACAAACAAGGCTTTGGCCACGCCCAGGCCGCCGTCCGTCTGGATCGAGCCGGTGGTCGTGCTGCTGGAATCGGTCGTGCTGTCCACGGTCAGCGTGCCGGTCATTGTGGCGTTGCCGGCCAGGAACAGGTTGCGCGGACGCGTAGCGCCGCTGGCACCGATGTCGTAGGTGTTGTCGGTGAACAGCAGGTTGCTCGTGATCGTGGCATTGACCGTCAGGGTGTCGCCAACTGCATCGCCCAAGGTCGTGTTGCCGTTGACCGTGAGATTGCCGTTGATGACAAAATTGCCGTGGACGTAATTTCCAATCTCCACGAAGTCAGAGCCGTTCCAAGCAACCTGGGCCGTCTGGCCAGCACCGACCGTGACGCCAGTGGTCGCGGCACCCTTGATGACGACGGCGCCGTTTGACTGGTTGATCACCACATAGATCTTGGCCTGACTGGGCGCAATCACGTTGCGCGTGGTGCCCGGCGTACCAGTGATGATCAGCGTGGACATCCGCGCTTGACTGGTCGAGCCGTTGGCCGTTGTCAGCGTGACGTTGCCGCTGGTGACGCTGAACGTGGCTGCATTGGCCACAGCGTCCTCCAGCATTGATGTAATCTGGTCATTGACTACATCGCCCCATTGGCCGGTTTCCGTGCCGGTAACTGGCTTGGCCAGTGCCAGCAGCGTGGTGTAATTGATCGTCATTTTTCAGTCCTCTATGCTGCTTGTGCAATTTCTTCCCAGTCGGGTGTTTGGGCGTCATCCACAGGCGTCCAGCCGTCCGTTTGGCCATCATTGATGGCCGCCCAATTCGGGGTCTGATTCTCGTCTATTAGACCCCATATTAAAACATTGCCGACGATGCCGATAGCGGAAACACCCGTAACGTAAACAACGCCGTCGCCAGTAATCTCGACGGTGCCAACAACCCCAATGGCCGCTACGCCGGTGACATACACGCTAACGCCTTCGTTAACCGTGACAGAGCCAACTTGCCCATCTCCCTGAGCGCCCGTGAGATTGACATTTGCGCCAGCCTGGGCTTCAACAGAGCCGACTTGTCCGTCGCATTGCAGGCCGACCAGCGACACCTCAACGTCCGCCTGCGCTGTTACTGACCCAACTGCGCCCGTGGCACTGACGCCAACAAGGTCAACTACAACTATGCTGCCAGATTGAACTTGCCCGACCTGACCAGTAGCCGACACCCCGGTGGCGTACACGTCTGCATTGGCAGCCACAGTGACCGAGCCAACCGCGCCTGTGGCAAACAGGCCGGACACATTTACGTCCACCCCAGCCTGGGCTTCGACGGATCCGACGCTGCCGGTGGCCGACAGGCCGGTTACGGTCACATTTGCGTCACCCGTCGTGGTTACCGACCCCACTTGGCCGGTAGCGGTAACACCTGTTACGGTCACATCCGCGCCCGCCTGGGCTTCGACCGTGCCCACTGATCCGGTGGCTTGCAAGCCCGTGACGGTGACATTGGCGTCCGCCGACACGGTGGCTGACCCAACACTGCCGGTTGCAGCCAGCCCCGTCACAGTGACGTTGGCGTCTGCAACGATGGTGACGGATCCAACTTGCCCGGTGGCTGACAGACCGCTGACGTTGACATTTGCCCCGGCCTGAGCCTCGACAGTCCCAACTTGGCCCGTTCCTGTCACCCCAGTAGCCGTCACATTTGCATTGGCAGATACCGTGACAGATCCAACGGCGCCCGTGGCCGACAGACCGGTGACATTGACAGTGGCGCCAGCCTGCACCCCTACGGTGCCAACTTGGCCTGTAGCAGACAGGCCGGTGACCGACACATCGGCCCCCGCCGATGTCGTGACAGAGCCAACTTGGCCGGTTGCAGATAGCCCGGTTGCGGTGACGTTTGCATCAGCAGTCACAGACACGGAGCCCACGGCCCCGGTGCCGGTAACACCTGTTACGCTGACATTTGCATCCGCCGTGATGGTGACGGAACCAACAGAGCCCGTGGCCAAGAGGCCGGTGACGTTTACACCAGCCCCGGCTTGAGCTTCAACAGTCCCAACCTGCCCCGTGCCTGCCACTCCAGTGACGGACACATTGGCGTCGGCGGCGACGGTTACAGAGCCAACCGCCCCAGTCGCCGACAGGCCCGTTACCGTGACATTTGCGCCCCCAGTGATGGAGACAGAACCCACCGCACCAGTGGCGGAAACGCCCGTAACGCTGACATTTGCGCCAGCGGTGGTCGTGACTGAGCCAACCTGACCCGTTCCGGTCAGGCTGACTGAGCCTTGTCCCCAGGCTGCCTCACCCCAGCTTAGGGCACCCCAGCCTCCAAGCGGTACGGTGACATCTGCCACGTCTGCGCCCTATCAAGCAATGCGGATGATTGCATTTGAGGCGTCGGCTGCGGGGAAGATGATCTGGAAAGTTCCGCTGGTCGAAGTCTTGTCCGAACCAAAGTCCAGCACCACAACCGTAGGATCGCCAGTGGCCGTGTCGTTGTAAATCAACGCGCCGCGCGCCGTGATGGTGGCGGTGGTGAACGACAGATCGGCAAAGTCGGTGAAGGCCGTTGTTCCCGAGCTGGTGGGCGTGACGTTGGTCAACGTGCCCCCGCCAGCCGAATACGAACCGCTGGCCGTCACCTCATTGGTCGTGGTGTAGGCCGTGGTCGCAGCAGTGAACGAAGCACTGTTGGTGTACATCGCCAGCTTGAACGTGTTGCCAGTGCTGGCCGTAAAGTTGTGAATAGCGCGCATCAGCTCCACTTTGAAGCTGGTACACATAAAGTTACCAGTGAATGCCATGATTTATTCCTCCAGAATGATTGCAAGTTCAGGATGCCCGGCATCCCGAAGACGGGTTGCGATAGTGTGCCTATCGTTGCGGATTGCATCCTTGATGTAGAAGGTGACTACAGCGTGGATGTACTCTTTGAAGGCGTGCGCCTGATCACGAATCGCTGGATGCGACTGGTCGCCAATGGAGATGATTTTCTCCACGCAACGGTTTGCCACCTCCTCGGGCGTAAAACCCCGGTGACTCGTAGTTCTGACTTCAACGCTATTGACTACAGGGAGCATCGATTCGATCATCATGTTACGGGGTACCTCACTTGGCCTGTTCGATAGGTGTCCTGACGATCCTTGCCATCGCCCAGAGCCTTAAGCAACGCAAGAGCCTCATCGTAACGGGACTTGTAAACCGCGATTACATCCTGCTCGCCTTTCATGAAGGTGTAAGCCTCCAGCAAGCTGCCGTACAACAACGCACTGTCAAAACGATCACCAAGCCATGTCGTCCCGGTGAGCGAGTCCACGATGCTGGTTGGGTAGCCGTAGTAGTGCATCTCCATGTTGTAGGAGGCATCTGGCGTCGGGCCCAAGATCATCGTGTTGTTGTCAAAAATGGCGTAGTGGCTGGGCTCTCCTATGTCCGTAGGATCCGGGAACGCGGAACGGATGAACTCAACGTCCTTGTTCAGCAGATATTCCTGCGTGCCGTCAGCTCGGATGATGGCGAGAGAGAACATCGACAACCAGTCGCTGGGCATGGCCAGATACTTGTTGCTGATGGTGCAGTTGCCCGTCACGTTTTTCCGCAACGCCGGAAGCTGCACCGTGTTGTAGATGCGCTGCTCGGCCTGTTTGATGAACGTGTCGATCTGCTCCTTCTGGGTGAACGTCACCGTCCCAGTCCCAGCAGGATTCGTCCACGTCGTCCCAGGGAAGTCGTTCTCGACGTATCCCTTGATCGTTTCAAACAGCTCGTCGTAGTTCATCTCAACCCATCTTCAAGCTGTTGCTGTTGCCGCGAGTGGTGTGCTTCGTGCCGCGCGTGCGCATCGTCTGGGTGTTGGCCACGCCGTTGGGGTAGCCGTTCTCACCCAGATCATCCTTGTAGGGCTTGGGCTGCTTGTACTTGTTGATTGGATCCTTGGTGTTCGCAGGGAAGAAATCAAACTTGTCGTTGGCTTTGCTCATCACTTGCCTCCCATCTTGCGATAGGTGAAGCTGGACTTCTTCTGGTTGGCCACCTTGGCCAAGCCGCGCCCCAGCTCTTTGCGCTGCATGTTTGTCACGCCGCCTTTTGCATAGCCCTTGCCGTGCATTTTGGCTTCGTGGCCTTTGACTTCGGCTTTGGCGATGGTCTTAACCTTTTTCACATCGCCGCCGGACAGATACTTGTTCATGGCTTCTCCTAAGTAGTCGAAACGGACACGGAACCAACTTGCCCACTTGCCTGCAAATTATCCTGCAATCCGCTCAGTTTGAGGGGGTTGTTCAAACCGACGGGGTTCCATCCCCATTGGATGATTCTGCTGCCGCCTTCTGGCGTCCCAAACGCGAGCTGGCTCGTTGTCTGGGCGGTCAGGTTTTCGGTCTGAATTCCATTCAGGCCGGAGGCCAGATAACTGGTGTCCGGTCGCGGGTTGCGCAGAGCTTGGGGATCGTCCACCGGGTACATGCCGAGCTGGAGCTGCGGTTGATCCGGCTCCCAGCACGTCGGGCAAACCAACAGGTTGACGTTCTTGGTCTTGATGACCAGCGAGCGCAGCACCTTGAGCGGATACCGGAAAGAGCATCTGTCGCACTCCGCGATTGCATATTTTCCCGAGGCAAACCTGTTCGGCATGTGTCACCTCAGAAGAACATTTGCCGTGGGGCAAGCCGCAAAGCGGCCTTCTCCCGGTCTTCAGCAGAAGCCAGCAGCCACTGCTCCTCGTAATCGAGCTTCAGGCGATCCACGCGGTTCGCACCCTCGGGGATCTTCATGGAAATGTAGTAGGCCAGCCCGGCCACCAGACATGGCAGCATACGGAAGGGGATGTCCTGCTCGGCGCGGCCATTGCCAGCGTCGTCAATCCGCTTCAGGCGCCAGTACACGAAGGTGTAGAAGTTGTCCTGATTGGGCGACGGCCAGACGTTCACGCACGGCAGATTGTTCAGGTACACCGGTGTGCCGCCAGCATGGGAGGCGTCCGTGGTGCCATTTTGGCCACGATAGCACCCAGTCAAAGTGTTGCCGCTGATGCCGGTGTACTGGATCGTTTCC